CAGGTTGTTCTCCCGGCGGTTGACCTCGTCAACGGCTCCACCAACGTTCGCCGGTTCCGCTGGCTGAACTACATCGGCCACCGGCTGATCAAGGTCGTCGAGCTCGAGATCGGCGGCCAGCGCATCGACCGCCAGTTCGGCGACTGGATGCAGATCTGGACCCAGCTCTCCCAGGATGCGGGCACGATTGCGGCGCTTGACGACATGATCGGCAACACGCACGACCTCGTCCTGATGAAGGACACCAAGGGCTACTCCCTTGACGCGTCTTGCGCGGGTGCGGAGCTCACCAACTCTTGCGCGCCTCGCTCGGGCACGCCGGCGAAGACGCTGTACATCCCGCTCCAGTTCTGGTTCTGCCGCAACCCCGGTCTGGCCATCCCGCTGATCGCCCTCCAGTACCACGAGGTGCGCATCAACGTCGAGTTCGAGCAGTGGATCAACTGCTGCTACTATGAGCTCTCTGGCTCTGCGCCGGCGACGTCCATCCAGTCCCTGACTGCGGCGTCCCTGTACATTGACTACGTCTACCTCGACACGGAGGAGCGCCGCCGGTTTGCCCAGCAGACCCACGAGTACCTCATCGAGCAGCTCCAGTTCACGGGTGCGGAGTCCATCACGTCCTCCTCCAACAAGATCCAGCTGAACTTTAACCACCCGGTTAAGGAGCTCGTGTGGGTTGTCCAGCGTGACTCGTTCGTCGACTGCACCCCGGGTCAGGCGTTCATCGCTGAGGTCAACGGTTGCCAGCCGTTCAACTACTCCGACGACTTCACCACGGAGGGCATCGTCATGGACGTCCTCGCCCGTGGCGCCCTGGGTGGCGGTGCGGCGGCGACGGCGGTCCCGACCACGGCGAACGACGGCACCTCTGGCCCGTACCTGCCGGGTGTTGGTATTGCGTTCGGCCCGTCCCTGAACGGTGCGTCTTGGCTCGACACCTCTGCGGGTGCGGACAACCAGGACGACGTGTTTGCGGCGACCACCAACTACCTGCTGGCGAAGGTCGTGCTCGACTCCGGCGTCAAGTGCTCCGGCAAGAACCCCGTGGAGGTTGCCAAGCTGCAGCTCAACGGTCAGGACCGGTTCACGGAGCGGGAGGGCCGGTACTTCGATCGTGTCCAGCCGTACCAGCACCACACTCGTACGCCGTCCGTCGGTATCAACGTGTACTCCTTTGCGCTCAAGCCGGAGGAGCACCAGCCGTCCGGCACGTGCAACTTCTCCCGTATCGACAAGGCGACGCTGCAGCTGACGGTCTCCGTCAACACGGTTCGCTCTGGTCGCACGGCGCAGGTGCGTGTGTATGCGGTGAACTACAACGTCCTCCGTGTCATGTCCGGCATGGGCGGCCTTGCGTACTCCAACTAAGCGGGCTAACGCTTGGAGTCTCAAATTCAAAAGCAAATACAACAGTGGGCGGAAACGCCCCAAATGTGGCTGGAAACCCAGTCAGATTTGGTTAGACCAGTGAACCCGCAATTCGATAGGACCGGATCTCTCCCGAAGGATAGGGGATCGTCGTCCGATTGAGATCGAAGAACCCTCGCTTCATGTTTTCCTTGCGCTGATCGAGATACGCCTGAACCTCAGGAGGGCGCTCCTTGCGAGTCGAACCCCATTCCAGAGGAGAATAGACCTCGACAGGGACGAAACCGCAGCGCCACTTCTTCTGAACCCATGCTCGTGCGAAGAGATCATGTTCGTCGTCTCCTAGGACGTAATGCGCCTCGTCGAGGAATCCGAGTTCTTCCAGCATGGACCTCCGCAGGACAAGAGGACCTCGGTTGACGGTGTGCGACAGGACGACCTTGCCGAAACCTTCAAAGTCCTGAAGCATCGGATGCGTATGATTTACGGTGTCTCCGAGCTTTCCCGCATGGATTCCTCCCGGAGTCTTGTTCACACCATGGCAGCAACGTCCCGACACGGCGATGAGATCACGGTACTGGACCAGCGGCGATGCAAGAAGGAGGTTGTATCCGAACGTGAGGATCACCATATCGGCCTGAACCTCGACGATGTACTCACCCCGAGAAAGCACGAACCCTTGGTTGTCGCAGGACGTCTCAAAGATGCCCATGGGGTTCTCGAGGACGTGAATGCGAACAAGGTAGGCTGGAACATTGAGCAACTGTACCCATTCGAGAAGGCGCTCACGGGTTCCGTCCGTGCAGCCATCGAGAATGAGAATGAGTTCATAGTAACCGACGGTCATATCCGCCACGCTGCTAAGAACTCGCTGAATGATGGTCTCTTGGTTGTGAATGGGCATCACGACACTGAACGTGGGCTCCTGTGCCTTGTAATCCACAACGAGGACCTCCTTGGGATCTTGGCCCCACTGACGCTCGGGTTGATGAACAAGACGATGGCGATAGGACTCGTAATGCGGCATACTTAGATGTCGATGCCATAAGTAAATCAATACGCATCTGCGGTATGCAGAAATGAATAACTTACCAACTCAATATAGAAATGAAAGATTTGGTCTATTATACAGTAGGCTTCTCAAGGGCATACATCAAGGTTCTTAAGTTGTCCATCCAGTCTCTTCGTGTGTCTGGGTGGCAAGGAGACATTGCTGTGATATGCGATGCCTCGTTTCTTTCTCAGTGCCAGAGTGAGATCGGAACGAATGTTCAATATCTGACCTTCCCCGATTCGAAGACACCAGAAGAGGCGTCTATCAATAAACTTCGGATTTTTGAGCTCCCATCTATCCGTTCGTATGATCGGATCTTCTTCCTCGATTCGGACATCGTGGTTCACATGAATATGCAGACTCTCTTCGATCGGGTTACACGCTCTGGGATTCTGTATGTCTTCACCGAAAACAATGAACACAGATGCCACAGCGACATCCTGTACGGGCTGAAAGACTACACGGAGGAAGAGTTGGCATCGTTTCGTGCAAATTCAGTCTACGTGTTCAATGCAGGATGTTTCGCATTTCGCATGACAGATGCGATGAAAACACACTTCAACGCCATTCTCGCCATGATTAGCACTCACGTTGGTCCGTTCTTCTACGAGCAGTCGTTTATGAATGCATACTTCAATCGCAACGGTCAGACCGACCGCACTCTTCTCGTGACCTCAAACTATGTATTCCCACCCATAGAAGGGCGGCCGTATCGAAACAATCTTCTTCACTTTGCGGGAGATCCGGGAAGGGGAGATCAAAAATACCAGCGCATGAGACGATATATGTGGGCCTACTTGTAAAGCCGTATCGCAAACGATACACATCCGTCCATCCCCTTTGCTACGATGGTTTGGTTCATGCGTGCGCAGAATTCGTCAACCGCCTGCTTAACCCCAAAGTGGTAATAGTTCCGTGCCTTCGCCATGTTCATCTCGTAATCATGACCCAGAATCCACCCCCCATTGCGCACCTTGGCATACGACACAGCGAGGTCCTTCGCACATCCCTCGTAGGAATGGTCTCCATCAATGTAGATCATGTCGAGCGAGTTGTCTGGAAACGAGGCGAGTATGTCTGCGCTTCGGCCCTTCAGGAGCTGGACTTTAGGATTCGATCGCATTTCTGAGAGAAGGCGTACGTATGCGTCGGATAGGTTGCGTATAACGACATTGTTTCCATCTTCGTTACCAGAATCGCAGTGACCCTCGAACAGGTCAATCAGGTAGAGTCGAGAGGGTCGAAGCGCTTCGTAGATTTGCTTTGAGAAGGTGCCTTCGAATACTCCAATTTCTGCACATACGCTACCCGAGGGGACAATGCTGCGGATCATGTCGATTCGTGTATCGAAGAGTAGCATTTACTCTAGTCGTGTAGAAACTTCATATATATATGACGCTCTCCGTGCGGAGAATCCTCTGCTGCGACAGACGCCTCGAAGGAAAGCCGAATCACGACTGGAAAGAAGGATACGAACTCATGTATGCATTCCGTCGACTGGGGTTTGACTGCGATGTTGCGGGTCCTCACGGGATCGTCTATACGGAAGCGGACATTCCTCGTATCGCTCGGTTCTATGATCTGATTGTGATCACGGAAAACTACCCATACGTTGCCACGGGTGACAACGTGCGGAGATGGAAGTGGTGGAACTGGGAAAGCATTCCCACTCCAAAAGTGTTCTGGGCAATCGACACGCATCTGCACGATTACACTTGGTTCTTCAACAACGCACGTCCCAATTTCGTGGCGTTCTCGATCTCGCAGCACCAACGGGAATACGGTCTTGCCAACTCGTTTGTGATGCACTACGCACTGTCACGCCGCCATCAATTCCTCAACGAGACGCATCCCAAGCAGTACGACTGCGTGTTCATCGGATCGCTCGAAGTATCTGCTGACCGCAAACGCCTCTGCGAGAAGTTTGGAATCCAAGCGATGAATGCGTACGGAGAGGATTACTTCCGAACGATGAAGAAGGCGAGAATCTGCTTCAATCATTCGATCTCGGGTGAAATCAATGCCAAGTACTTTGAGATCATGGGCTCGGGATCGTTCATGCTTTCCAACTACAACCAAGAGCTCATCGACTTCATGGACGAGTCCGTCCGAGAAGACGTGAAGGCGTGTATGTACGAGACTGAGGACGAGATTGGAGAAAAGATCGTCCACTACCTCGAACACGAGGACGAGCGAGAGGCGATTGCGAAGCGGCTATATGATCATGTTTGGGCAAACCACACGTGGGAGAATCGGGCTATTCAGATACTTCAACACGTTCAAAGATAGCCCAGCCTCCCCGATCGTCTGGCTCATTGCGCAGACACTTCCAGTTAGGATCGGCAAGGAGTTGGTTCATGACTCGATGAGTCTTCATGAACCGAGTATCGTCCAGCATGACAACCTTGAGTTTGTCGTGATAGAGAACCTCCCAGTCCCCGTCGGTCGAGAACTCGCCGCCGTCTAGAAGAACGACATCGCATGGAGGGGGCGAAACGATGGGCGTCATCATTGCGGCTCGATATTCACTGGCATAATGAAGACTATAATGCCCTTGGACCATGTGAAACTGCGGATGCGCTTCGACTTCTTTGTTGGTGAGGATGTTCCTATGAAGAGTTCCCATCATCAACTTCACCTGCGGGGTGTCCTTCCATATCGTATGCGCTTTCAGCATCATGAAAGGGTCTCCTTCAATCGAATACAATTGAGCTTCGGGACGGTCTTTGATGCCTTCGTAGATGCACCGAGTAGAGCCATCGCCGTTCCACGTTCCTACTTCGCAGAACGTCGTATAGCGTCGATCCGATGCGATTCGAGCGATTTCCTTTCCAAAGGCCGTGTTCATATTAATTTGCCCTGTCATGGTTTACCATACGAGACACAATCTCCTCGAAAGTCACATTTGGCTTCCAACCAAACGTCTCCCGTGCCAAGGTTGCGTCTCCAATCAGGAGATCAACCTCGCAAGGACGGTAGAACTCGGGATTGACCTGAACGAGCAGACGGCCCGACTGAATGTCGTATCCCTTCTCGTCGAGACCCGTGCCCGACCACGTGATTGTCATTCCGGTGCACTTGAACGCTGCCTCGATGAACTCCCGCACGGTATGAAGCTCGCCCGTTGCGAGCACATAGTCACGAGCCGTGTCCTGTTGCATCATCTGCCACATTCCCTCCACATAGTCGGGAGCGTAACCCCAGTCTCGACGGGCGTTCAGATTTCCGATGGAGAGCACGAAGTCGGGATCCTTGAGCAGCTGAGCAACACCTCGAGTGATCTTGCGGGTGATGAACTCCTCACCACGGCGCTCCGATTCGTGATTGAAGAGGATTCCGTTGCAGGCATACATTCCGTAGCTCTCTCGGTAGTTGCGAACAATCCAGTAGGCATACAGCTTCGCAACCGCATACGGGCTTCGGGGGTAGAATGGAGTGGTCTCCTTCTGGGGACACTCGGTGACCTTTCCGTAGAGTTCCGACGTAGATGCTTGGTAGAACCTCGCCTTCTGCGTGAGGCCCAGAGTGCGGATGGTCTCAAGAATGCGAAGAGGCCCAATCGCATCAACATCGGCGGTGTATTCGGGCTGGCGGAACGACGTATGGACGTGCGACTGAGCGGCGAGGTTGTAGATCTCGATGCGGTCATAGTGCGTGAGTTCCTGAAAGACGTCTCGAATAGACGACGTATCCGACATATCCGCTTCCCGCAGTTTGAGATTCGGATGTCCGAGGACCTTGTGCAGTCTCTCTCGATTGGGCGACGATGAGCGCCGCATCACTCCGACAACGGGGTAGTCTTTCTTGAGGAGGAACTCACATAGGTAGGAACCGTCCTGACCGGAGATACCCGTAATGACGGCCACTCTTGACATGCTCATTGTTACGCAAGACCTCTGTAATCTGCTGCCATTTCTTCTTGACATTTGCGACGTACTCGGTCGAGACTTCGACATAGACGAAGGACTCTAGGAG